AGTGTGGATGCCTTCAGTCAGAGGTTCATCAAGCCCTATGAGAAGCAGCTCAGAAGGGATGGTTACTACGAGGACGACCTGCACCTGATAGTCGTCATCAACATTACAGACAACCCATTAGCGCCTGATGTCTTGAAGCAAGAGATGGAACACGACAGGGCTTTGATGTCTCCTGCTCTGTTTCAACACATCTGGGAAGGCGAATATTACGACTCTGTTGAAGATAACATCATCCCAACCGAGTGGTATGACGCAGCTATAGATGCACACATCAAGCTCGGGTTCGAGCCATCTGGTGCGTTGATAGCCTCACACGATCCATCTGATGAGGGTGGAGACAGTAAGGGCTTTGCGCTGCGTAAGGGTTCTGTGGTCTTGGAAGTGTGTGAAAAGGTAACAGGTGACAGCAATGAAGGAATGGATTGGGCATTACGCAAAGCTCGTGAAGCACAGGCTGATTGGTTCGTATGGGACTGTGACGGCTTGGGTATATCTCTCAAGCGTCAGGTAGACCAAGAGCTAGAGTCTACCTCTATGCAGAAGCACCAGTTCCGTGGCTCAGAGTCTCCTGATGATGCCAACGTACCCTACTCTGGTTCAGACTCTAAGACCAACAAGGACACGTTCTTCAACAAGAGGGCGCAGTACTGGTGGAAGCTGAGGGATAGGTTCGAAGCTACCTACCGAGCTGTGGTCAAAGGGGAATATGTTAATCCTGATGATATAATCTCATTGTCCTCAGAGATTGAGGTGCTAGACCAGCTTAGAAGTGAAGTGTGCAGAATACCGCAAAAACGATCAAATAATGGTAAAATCCAGATTATGTCGAAGATAGACATGGCTAAGAAGCCGTATGAGCTACCATCTCCTAACATGGGTGATGCGCTTATGATGTCAATGTTTTCACCAAAGGCAGTCCAGAAAGCGGCTGTCAAAATCAAATTTAAAGGCTGGGGCTAATGGCTACCTACGAAAACGGATACGAAGAGAAAGAAGAATCTGCTCAGATGACTGAGGATGATTTGTCCTATAAAGACAAGTACGAAGACCACCAGAGTGTGTTGAATCTTCTCTCCTCGTGTCAGGAGGCAGACCACGACAACCGTGAGATGTCTCGTGAGGCTCATCTGTTCCTTGATAAGAGGGATGGGCAGTGGGAACCGTACTGGTGGGAAGCTAACCAGAACAAGCCACGCTACACTTTTGATAACGTGAATCCCATAGTGGATCAGGTTGCCTCAGAGATTGAACAGGCAGACTTTGATATCCGTGTATCTCCTGCTGGTGGTAACGCCACTAAGGCCATAGCCTCAACCTATGACGGCCTAATCCGTAACATAGAGAACATCTCTAACGCCAAGCAAATCTATTCACAAGCAGCCAGAGGAATGATTACTGGTGGCTTTGATGCGTGGCGTGTCAGTCAGAAGTTTGTAGATGACAACTCATTCGATCAAGACATCGTGATTGAGAAGATTGGCAATCCAGTAGACCGAGTATGGTTTGACCCTGCTGCTGAGCTACAGGATAAGTCTGACTCAAGATACTGTTTCGTCCTGCATCCCATGGCTGTTGATGAATACGAAAACCGATGGCCTGAAGGCTCTGGTGAGTCCGTCCCTGATGACCGTGAAGGTGATGCGTACTACGACAAGGCTGAGGCTATTGTTGTTGGTGAATTCCTGTACATGGAGTCAGAAGACCGTGAACTGGTCATGATGTCTAACGGTCAAACTCATGAGGTCAATGAGGACTTTGACAAGATCGTAGATGATCTGGCTGCGATAGGAGTCACTGAAGTCCGTAGAAGAACCCGCAAGGTACACAAGGTCTGCTCAAGGTTCTTTGATAATAAGGATTGGCTAGAGGACGACAGAGACACTGTGTTCAACCGAATTCCGGTTATCCCTGTCTACGGTAACTTTAAGATATTCGAAGGCAAGACTCTGTACTGGGGTGTGGTTGAGAAACTGCTAGACCCACAACGTGTCCTGAACTACGCAATGTCTAGGTCTATTGAGGAAGGTGCGTTAGCTCCAAGGGCTAAGTACTGGATGACTCCTGCTCAGGCTGCGGGCCATGAAGATCAGCTAGGAACTCTGAATACTAACTCCGATCCTGTTCAGTTCTTCAACCCTGACCCAGAGTTTCCTGCTATCCCACAACAACAGGGTGGCGCACAGGTCAATCAGGGTCTGAGTCTGATAGCTCAGTCCATGCAGGGCATGATCAACGCCACTGCGGGTATGTTTGCTGCGAACATGGGTGACAACCCTAATGCTCAATCAGGCGTTGCTATACGCCAGCTCCAGAACAAGGGCGACAATGGTACGTTCAAGTACAGCCGCTCAATGGAGATAGCCATCTCTGCTACTGGTCGCTTGATTAAGGACGCTATCCCTAAAGTCTATGACACAGCTAGAACTATCCGTGTGCTTCGTGAAGACGACACCTACGACATGGCTGATCTAAACCAACAAGTGATAGACAATGCTACTGGTGAGATTGTCACGGTTAATGACCTGTCTGTTGGTTCTTACGATGTTATCTGTAAGGCTGGCCCTAGCTTCAAGAACCGTCAAGAAGAGACGCTTGAGGCTATAACGTCACTGGCTCAGGTAGACCCATCACTGATGCAGATAGCTGGTGACTTGCTCTTACAGAATGTAAACACTCCTGCGGCTAATCAGATAGCGGAAAGAAAACGTGCGCAGATGCTACAGCAAGGTTTAATTCCTCAGTCTCAGATGACTGAAGAAGAACTGATGGCAGCACAGCAACAGATGGCGCAAGGTCAGCAAGCACCAGACCCTGCAATGGTTCTAGCCCAAGCCGAGCAACTCAAGGCTGAGGCTGAGATGATGCGGTCACAAATAGAGATGCAGAAGCTCCAGAACGAGCAGATGAAGTTACAACTTGAAGCTCAGAAGCTCCAGAGCCAAGCTGTAGGCGACCAAGCCGACAATGCCATTGATGCCTTCAACGCTGAGACTAAGCGCATGGAGACGCAGATCAAGGCGCAACAGGCCAACGCTGTCGTAGACAAGACAACTGCTCAAGCAATGGGTGAACAGCTAGACAATCAGAAGAAGATGTCTGACATGATGGAAGAGCAGATGATGAAGTCTCGAATTCCTTTTATGTCTGAAGCGGAGTTAATCAACCTTGCCAACCGTCGCTGAGTTAGCCAAGCAGGAGTTAGACAGGCGCTACTCTCTACAGGGTAGGACGCAGGTAGCTCCTCGCGTCCAGACCATGCAGAACGCTAGACCTACTGTAAGGTCAGCTCTGAGTAATCTGATGCGCGATGCCATTGATGCTACAGGTCTTGGAGGTGGATACCGTCAGGGTCTTCTGAATGCTGCTGGTGGCGTTGAAACAGCAGTGGACTTCTTACCCGTGGTTGGTGATGCAATAGCCGTAGATGACGCTGCACAAGCCTATGGGCAGGGCGACATGGTTGGCGCTGGAATTAACATGATGGGCGTTGTTCCTATCATTGGTGATGCAGGTGTAAAACTAAGTAAAGGAGCTAGATCGGCTTTAAGAGACCAAGGTTTTACAGAGGGTTTTTTCCACGCATCTAAACAAGATATCCAAGATGGTTTTAAGGCTGGATATAGTGACGGCATGGTTTTTGTAACGCCAGAACGAGAATTTGCAAACAACTGGGTTGGAAAAGGAAAATATCAGCAAAGGTTAGGAGAAGAAAGTATAAGTGATATGCGACGCGCAGATCGTCAAAAATTATGGGATGAATACGAATCTCAATATGGTTCCTATGAAAATTGGCCCTCTGAAATAGAAGATGAGTATAACGCAAGATCAATGAATTTAGCGCGTCAGTACCAAGCATCTGGCGGTGCAATTTATCCTGTCGCTGTTAAAGCCAATAAGCAATTTGACCCAGAAGAAAATCCTGAAATTATTGCAGAGTTTTTAAAGTCACAGGGCAGAGACCCTAACGCTACAACGATTGTTAGTGGAAAAACTGATTTAGAGGCTTATCAAGAAGGCAATTATTTGTT